CCAGTATCGAAGCTAGAAACACCAATCGGACGATTAAGGAATTGTGTTTGTTGACGAATAACTGGCATTTTAGGTCATCCTATAAACATTATATGCGGTGCTTGTTAGTGTGCTTAAAGCGTTAATCCTTGCAGCCCTCATAGCATTTTGACCACGCATAATTTCCAATCGAGCTTCAACCGTCCTCTTACTAGACTCCATTACTGTTTGGAACTCTACGCGCCCTACATCACGACCAACAATTCTGCTTTGCGCTCGTTTGAACGCTTCAATGCTCGTACTTGCATCACGACCCATATAAGAGAAGATGGCTTCATTTGATGCTCTGGCGTTGTAGTAATCTTCTAGTCGTTGATTTCGCTTCTGAAGGGCAGACACCTTGTTCATATCTCGGTCAATCTTCATCTGCTCAGCTTGCAGTTCTGATTGAACCTTCTGGGCTTGCCCTGCTTGTATTGCTGCACCTGCCTGTACAATTCCACTTACTGCGGATAAAATTGCAAAAAACATTAGAATATCAACTCCGCTACTAGGCCGTTAACTTGCAGTGCTAATGGCGCGTCTTGTGTAATCGTAATTTGTGGATCACGATTATACCCAATCAATCTGAACTCTTTCTTGCCAGTAAATGCTGTTTGCTGCTGTGATAAATCGTCAGTCACGTTGCGAACAATCATAGCTGTGCTGTTTACCTTGCACGATAGGGTGTCGTTCAAGTCCAAGAAAACACTCCCAATCCCACGCGGAATACCAGTCAAAGGCCCATTGCCAATATTAGCATCAATAGGATTGGTCTTTAGCTCTACGTCAAACTTGTAACCAATCTCTGCGCTAGTTAACGTAGCGTCAACTTCTGATACATCTACGTCACCAGAGGTAACCGTAAACTCACCAACATAATTGTTGCCATCAATAACACTAACAACAGCACCATCGTTAAAGTCAGCAGACACATCAAACACGCCAGCTGTGCCAGAATACTCTTTAGACAAGTCGGTGTTAAACCCAGAGTCAAACTCGCAAAGAACAATCTTTTCCGTACCATCACCTAAGTCATATTCAACCGCAGCAAAAACACGATCATCAATCGTTACAGTCGAATGGAATGCCCCATTTGTTGTAAACTCTACCCACCCTGCACGTTGTTCTGCACGGTTAGAATTAAAAACAGCCATAGTGCCATCATCGTTCAAGGCAAAGACATAGCTCTCAGAGCGTGACAGCGCACCATAAAGAGTGTTCATCTCAATCGGTGTTTTAATCAAATGCGATGAAATTGTAGAGATTGGGTTAGCAACATAAGCAGCTTCGGAATCGCTATACAAATATTCTCGTACAATCTGCCCACCTTTTTGCACAAACAGTGTTGCACCATCGATTGCTTGCGGTCTTTGGAAGCTGCACCCAAATGGTGTTTGACGACGAACCTGTGCATTGGTTGGTGTGATAGGTTGGTTTTGGAACGCAGGTACATAGAACTCAGCAGATGCCGAAAACACTTGCAGGTCACGATTGGAAACCAAATGTCTAATCTGTTGAATCTCACCAACAGCAGCAGTCAAGTGGATCGAATCATTGTCTTTAGCTTCGCCCACATCAAAGTTGTAGTACAACGATGACTTACTCATCCATATTGAATCTGGCTGCGCAAGCGTTCCACCAAAGCACAAACGGTTTTCATGGAATGTTACAGCGGCGGGGAAACCACGCAAAGATGAATACGACTGCTCATCCCAAGTTGTTGTTGGCGCATGTGTTGTAATCGATGGTGTACCACCGCCAATTTCAGAGGATGTAGCATTGTGATTAACGTCAACGGTAAACTTATCATCACTTATAATCGTGTTTACAGTTTTAGAGCCATTGATATGGCTATTATTTATACCACCAATAGTTCCAGAGTTTGAAATCGTAATTGAATCACCAGCAGAAAGTCCGTGATTAACAAGTGTATATTCAAGTATATCTGAACCTTCATCTGACTTAACAGAGTTTGGCAACAAAGTTACCTTTAGTTCATCAAGAATATCGCCTGTTGCAACTGTTGAGCTGGTAACAGCCGTAATCTCAATCTCTTGACCGTTGTAGCGAACTGTAGTGCCAATATGCTTAGATGGACTGGACGTATCCCAATAAGCAGAACTTGTAGTTAACGTAGCGTCAGCTCCGCTTGTCTTATCCACATCTAGCGTCATGCCAGCTGTTTGGAAATCGTAGTAAGGCTGGTAAATCTTAGACGCATCAGAGTTCTGATCAAACTGAAAAGACTCAACCTGAAACGAAGTTAAGCCAGTACGAACAATTTGTTGCGGAACAAATGTCTGGTGCGCAATAAACATAACGTCACCAGCTTGCGCATATGTGTACTCGTGCAAGTAATCTTGGTCAAACTTTAGTGTCGCGCTATCAACGTCACTTGTAATTGTTTGGATTAGAGATACCGCACCTGTTGTTGGGCTAATCTGAAAGATGCGCACCTGTTGATGCTCTAGCGATACAATGTATTGCTCATCATCTGAAAACACAAAAGGCAGCAATCGTGTTTGCTGCGTCTTAGCTGTGTTGATTGTAGTGTCAAACTCGTAAATTTTCTTCAGACCAGAGCGTTTAATAACGCCGCCCTCTGATCTTAGGAAGAAGTTTTCGACCCGTTGCGCTGATTGATTGTAAACCGCACTGTCTGTTCGTGAATATAACGATGGGCTAACTTCACCAAATTGAAAGTTTGTTAGGGGAACGCGCACCTTCTGCATTATGTTCTCCTGTTAGTGATGAACCGACTTGTGATAAGTTTTCGTGTTGTTTGCTGTTGTGAATCTAGGTTTCTAGCACGGATCATAGATGCTTGCGCCTGATTAGACATTAGCTGCGCTAAACCCTGATCTCGCGCCAAGCTAACCGCAAACACTGATGCAAGGTCGTACTCAACAGCAACCGTAAAGTAAGAAGGCCAATCCTGTTCTTCTGCACGATAAGTATAGTCTAGGACTAGCTGCGATGCGCTTGCTTCATTGCAGTACAGTTTGTTGCCGTAGGTTTGATACTCAATCGGTGTATCGTTTACAGTAACAGCATGTGTCATAAGCCAGCCGCTTGGAAGCTGATAAGCTGCATCATAGCGACCTGTGGGTGCATCACTTAAACGGTTTAAGACAACCTGATTTGTTGCAAACCGCCAGCGTGTATTAACTAAAGAAGATCGCGCAACATCTTCATACATGTTTGACGCGATAAGTGCCTCGTTGTTTCCATCATCAAATGATGTAATTGGATCGGCACCAATAAGGATCAAAGCTCGGCTGCATACATCAATTGGTGAATTTGCGGGTGTACTCGAAACTGCCATACCTAATCCTTATGTGGGAAAGGGGGCCGAAGCCCCCAATCATTAGTCAGAGTCAGTCGCGGTGACTGTTAGGCCATCGGTGACGTCGATTGCAGATGAAGATACATCTTTCGCATATACCAATGAAACAACAGGTGTACCGCCAGTAGAAGTGACTGCGATGATTACATCGTTCTTTGCAATCATGCCGATTGCATCGTTGAAGTAACCAGCAGTGTTTACTGTGGCAATAGTGTCCGCTGTTGAATAGTGCCACAAGGACATGCCTGAAGCACCAGCCAAACGGTTCAAACTAGAAGCTGTGTAAGCCATTACTCAGCCCCCTTAGTTGTTGTCTAGAACTTCGTAGACACCGTTGTCATCAATAACAACAGAACCCATAGACATCATTGATGTCGCAAGGTGTGACACTTTCTGTGGAACGTAGTTAACTTCTGTCTGTACGTCAGAGTTAATGCCGATACCAACAGCGCGCATATGGTACGCAAAGTTCTTACCACCAGCTACAGCAGACGTTGAGAAAATCTTGAAGCCCAAGAACTCTTTCATTGTCATGCCGCCAGCAAACGGTAGGTTTTGTGGTCCAACAAAGTCGCTTGATGCAAACTCATTGATGTTGAACAAGTCAGCAAAACCAGCAGGTGACATCGCTAGATAGCGTTGACCATCTTCTGGAATATCCGCTGAACCGAATGTTTCAAACAATGAAAGCAAGTCAGCTTTTTCAAGCGCAGATGATGTATCGTGGATTGCAGTTGAGTTTGCACCTGCATCCATTGCAGTTGTGATGATCTCATCAGTCTTACGACCCAATGCTGCCG